CAGATGTAGAAGCAAGAATAGCGGCTAACCAAGCTACTTCAGGATCAGAGATTTCTGGTCTCAATGGAGATATAAATGACTTAAATGCATTTACTACACCACCAATTACTAGTGGTGGGAATTTCAATGCAGCTAATTCGATCAACCATAATTATGGCAACAAATCAATCATCAGTAATACAGGTACTAGTCAAATAGGTGGAGTTGCATTCCAAGGATCAAACTCTATTGTATAAGAGTGTAGAACTAGCCCCGTTCGCCCGCCGTTACTACGATACCGCCTGCCGCTCCGATACCTTTCCGCTTTGATTTAAAGAATCCCCATTCTTTAAAGTCCCACTCACTAAGTCTTAGTGAATACAGAGGCCGACACGATGCCCCTTTCCCGATATTAGGTATAAGTATTTATAACTATTTGAAAATTACTTACGCGTCTTGAGCAAGTTTTTCAAAGTAAGATAGAGAACTATCTTCTTGTTTTGAAGTTGTTGAAATAGTATCAACACCACTCCAAGGTTGTTCATCAGCTGTCGCTACGTTTCCTGCCGAATTATCATCAGCAATTGTTTCTGCAGTAGCACCTGAAACTGTACCTGTTATACCTAACACTCTTTCCAACTTGACTTTCATCTCGTCATAAGACTTGAATTGGTCAGGAGCAATAATCTCTGCTAGAGAATGTTGCTTGTTATAGATGGACTCAAGTTCAGAATCGTCTTCCGACAATGGAGCCGAAGCTGCAAATTCTGATTTATCATAATTCCAGTAGCCATCTACTTTTCTAACTTTAAGTTTAAAGTCAGCACCTTCCCATAAATCAAATGGATTAAGTGGTTTTTCATCTTCGAACTGTGGTTGCATTGCATCCTTTACTTTCTCAAAGATTTTCTTGCCGTATCTATACAGCATTACTTTACCTTCGTATTCTGGATGCTTCGGATCAGAAACAACTAGAACATTAGAGACATAGTGTAACCTACGTTTCTGTTTCCTAGCTTGATCCTTTTGAACCTCATCACCTGTATTCCAGAGTTTAGTGTTATATTCACTAACTGGACAAGGCTTGTTCAAAGTTGTTAAAGACTTGTCAATAAACCACCCGCCTGGACCTTGAAACCCATGATCCCAATATTGGACCCATGGAAGTTCTTCTCCATTAGCAGCTGGTAAAAAACGAAGCACTGCATAACCATTGCCAGATTTATCTAGTTCTGGTTTCCAGTATCTATCGTCTGAAAAGCTTTTAGATGCTTCAGAGTCTTTCTCTAAAGCCGTTTGTAGTTTGTCGAACCCGCTTCGACTGCGTTTTAATTCATTGAATGACATTGTATTTTCCTCTTATTATTGTATTCTATTTTATAAAACTATTGTATTTGAGTGGAAAACTTTTCCCACTCTTATATATAGTATACTCGCATTCTTCAAATCGGTCAAGGACTTTTTTGATTTGTGCTTCTTGAGTACCTATTAAACTGTTGGGATTATTAGACCCAACCCTTAATCTAGCTGTCTCTTTTACATTGTCATATGCATTAGTTCCAGCATAGATATTCTGATAAGTATCAGGTTTAAAGTTCCATATTGAATCGAACCCTATCAACCCTACCTCATCAAAACCCATTATAGATGCTTGTGTCATAGCTTGAGCTCCTGTAAAAAAGTTTACAGAAAAGCCAGGATCATCATCTGTGCCTCGCATGTTTATTATATTCCAATTGATATCAACACCCAAAACATGAACTTGCATGTCCTCTGCGGGATCTTCTGATAACCCGAATATCTGTATATGATCGTGTTTGTCTAAATCAGATTCTTCTATCCGGTAATTTTGATCTTTAAATGGTTGTAATAATGTATCCATATAAGTTTTTGGAATAGGATCCCAATCTGGAAAGATACATTGATTATCGTTCGGATAACCCGATGCACATATCTCTTTGATGATAGTCGCATCACCACCAATCAAATAATCAGGTGAGAAATCTCTATACAGAGCATTACAACCAAATGTTACTCCATCTAATTTCTCTAATGCTATTTGTTTTCTAGAAGGACCATTCCCTATGATGTATGCTATAGCCATATGCCTTGTAATACTGTTTGTAATTTCTTGTTTTCTAATTCTAAGAATGGAGCTAAACTATCTAATCTCTTTCTTGTTTTAGGCCAGATAAATTTCTCATTCATCATAGTATCATAATCATTAAAGATACCAAATATTCTATCTGCAGCTACTAATGTTTCAGCTGCTATTCTACCACCTAGATATTCTCTTAGTATATTAGAATGTTGACCATCTTTAATACCTATACAGAAATCTATATGTTTGTATTTGTCAAACAAGTATCTCATTTCTTCTGTAATAAGATATGTAAGTTTCTGTTTTCTTTTCTTAAACTCTATATAATTCTTTTCACATTCTTGTTCTAATAACTCACGAACATAGTATTTCTTTTTTGAGAAGTTAGCAACTAGAAAATCCTTTAATTCATCATTATATTTTCGAGCTAACTTAGCAAAATGATATCTGTCTTTTCTTTTCATAAAAGATTCTAACTTTGCTGACACCTTTCCGTTATACTTAAAGTAATCATAACTGTCACTATAGAAATGATTGTTGATTGCTAAGTATAAACAGTAAGCGTCGTATCCTTCTCTACTTGTCATGTTTAATACCATTTATATCTTTGTGAAGGAAGTTGATCAGCTTCCCATCTAATTTGTTCTTTACGAATTGCTACTTTCTTTTTTCTTTGTCGTTTCTGTGCTGGCTTTTCGTAGTATTGTCTGTCTTTAACTTCTTGTAATGTTCCTGCTCGTTCAACTTTCTTTTTAAATCTTCTTAACATTTGATCAAAAGTCAAAGGTCTAGGTTTTCTTTTCTTTTTATCAAAGTGTTTTCTTTGGTGATAAGGTTTTTGTTTTTGTGGTCTCATATTGGTAACTTCGCGTGTGATTCATTTAGAAATCTTAAACCCACAGCTTCGGCTTTTATCTTTTCTTTCAATGGTGGTGTAATTAATCCTTTAACTGAATCAGGTTCTAAATGATTCTCTTGACAGAAATATACTATGGCATCTATATAACTTAATTTCTTTTCTATTACTAGTTCTTCAACTGCTGTAGTAAATTTCTTTTTAGTTAATATCATATACCATATTCCTCTCTGTATTGAGCTCGTAATTCTTTTAATGGTTCTATCCATTTTTTAGGTTCATCAACAAACATTTGTGATTGGCCTGTTTCTTCAACTGCAATAATAGTTACTATTCTATTAATTGGAACTCCATACATTTCTTCAAACATTTTTGCATATGCTGTTTCTTGCATATAGTATCCTTTGATCTTACTAGGTGTTTTTCTTTTTGTTGATGTTTTAAAATCAATAACTGAAACCTTCCCTGCAAACTCTGCTATCAAGTCAACTCTACCTGCCATTTCAAGATCATTACTATACATAGAACCTTCTAACATATAGATATCTCCTATGCGTGATGTTAATTCTTTTGTCTGATTAAACATCATTAAATCTAAAGGAGTAAGTGAGTTTATTCTTTCTTCTGTAAGTTTGTTGTTTAAAAAATCTTCTTGAAGATAATGATATCTTGAGCCACGAGCCATTGCCTTACCTGAAATAGCATTTGCCTTTTCTTCACCAACAGCTGCTTTCCATTTAGCCAACCAAACTCTATTCATTAAACCTGTGACTGTTGTAACTGATGGATAATTCTTTCCCTCTGGAGTTGTATAATATCTGTTCCCGTCTATTTGTTTTACGGGTAAGGTAACAGATGGATACCCTTCTAAATGATTAAACATCTTTGATCCCATGTTTCTTAGCTACTTTATCTGTGGCTACTTGTTTTGATGTCCTACGATTGAATTGCTTATCTACAGCACTGCCTGGATGGCCTTCTCCAACCTTTTGTAAAACTTCTTTAAATCCACCTAACTTTCCAGTACTTACACGAGCACCACTTACTATATTGGGTGCTTGAATGACTTGTTTTAAATTGTGAATCTCTTTGTATTCTTGCATTTCACCAAAAGACATAAACACTTCATGTTGTTCACCTGTATCTTTATCTTCTAATGTATAAGTTGGCATTAATCTTCCCATTCACCTGGTTGAATATCCATGTATTCAATAGTACCATCTTCTTTAATTCTAGTCCACTTCTCACCTTCCTTAGCTAAATAGAAAGTTCCGGCCGGAACTTTTGGTGGCTTAAAACTTTTTTCAGGTTTTTTAGAAGCTTTAGGTTTAGAATCTAAAACATCAGGCCAATCTTCAATCTGTTTTGCAATTTTATCACTTGCTTCCTTTTCAGACTTACTAAAGTCCTTTTCTAATTCAAGAAGTAGTTGTCGTTCTTTGGCCAATTCTTCTGTAGCCGTATTCTTGTCTTGAGTTAATTCTAAAATTCTTTTCTGAGCATTAGCTAATTGACCTTGTAAGTCTTTTAAATTCTTTTGTAGTATTACAATTTCAGCTACATTCTTTGTTAAGTGCCTAGGCATTTTGTTCCCTCTTATCTAAAAATAATTGTAGCACACTTAATTCATCTTGTTTAAAATCTGTCATTTCTTTTGGCCCCCATATGGTTCCAAATCTGACACATTTACTAGCAGTGTTACAATACAAAATCCAATCTTCATCAGTCATTTGTGATTTGTGTGTTTTATTATCTGTTACTTTATAAATCTCTTGTCCAAGTTTTGTAAAAAACACTTCTATTTCACTTGGATCATAAAGACCTCTTTTTTTACCTCGATAAAGTTCTTCATTTGTCTTCATCATTCTTTTCCTTTTTTTTAAGTTCTTTTGGTATTATATCATTAATCTTTACAATCTTTTTGTCAGCTCTTACATGCCTCATAAATTTATAATAATCAGTATCATTAAAAAATTTATTTTCTCTTAAATATTGAAGCATAAAAACAGAACCCTCTTTCTCTCCCTTTTTCCAAGAGACATAAGTGGCTATTACTATTAATGTGATATATGCAAGTCCAGTTAAGACTTTATATGTTGTTAGTTCCATTGTGTATCATTATATAATAAGTGTACTAGCGGTTTCAACTAGTTCTTGTAATTTTTTGTAATCTGTCAATTTGTGATTGAATAATGGCTCTCCGATTGGGCCAGTAAATATATTCTTTTTCTTCGTTCTTCATTAGATTTTGTAATAGTGGTAGAATGAGTTTTTCACAATCTATCAATCTATCTTTAAAATCTAATTCTTTCTTTGTGTCTATTGCTACTAGATTGTCTTTGTGATCGTCAAGTTCACCTAGTGCATTACTAATTAATTTCTGTAGTAAGTCAACCTTACCATCTAAATCTTCTATTTGAGCTGAGTTAGCTTGACCTGCAGATGATGCAGCAACTGCTTTTAGTTGATCAGCGACTTCTTTACCAATACTAGCATCTTCGCCAGTCTTAGTTTTTAGTTCGTCTTGATCTACCGCCGTAAATCCGAAATCGTTAATCTCAGCCATGTTGTGTCCTCTTAACTATTGTTATACCTCGTCTTACAAGTTCTTTTCTAATCTTCACTTTAACTTTAGGTTTAGTATTGTGTTTGTTTAATTCTTCAAATAATTCTGTTTGAGAAATGCCTTTAATATAATAGTGTTCAGGTTCCCAACTATTTGTTGATCGGCCTGTATCAGGATTTTTAATCCATCGTCTTCCACTGGGTCTTAATTTTGTTGGCATTGTACATATTGTCTATTAAAAGATCAAGGGGTGTTAGTTCGCCGAGAAATCGGCACAATCTTAATACTTCACTCCCCTCTCACTTATAAGCTTATTCGTCAGAGTCAGTATCTACAGCTGGTTCTTCTTCAACTTGTGGAGTGGCTACTGCACCAGGTGCTGGAGCATCTCCTTGTTGTTCTTGAATCTCAGCTAAGAAAGTCTCTCTTAAACGACCAACTCCGGCAAGTTCTTCACCTCTAAATGCACCTCTTTGTGAGCATACATCTATAATTGAAACTGCGCCAGCCAAGTCTTGAGCTGTTACTATTTTTACTTCCATTATATATTCCTCATAATGTTGTTAAACTAATAAAATAAATAGAACAATTTCTATTCATCACTATATAGTTTCTCATGCTTTCGCGGATTTGTCAAGGTTTTATTTTGACGATGCCACGCAAGTCTTCTTCTTCGTATTAGTCTTGCATTAGAACTTCTTCTCATGCAGGAAACCTAGATACTGTTGTTGCTGTTTCTGGAACATCATCATCAATCTGTTTTGTAAGTGGAGATAACTCCTCTATTGATATATCTACTGTATATCCAGAATGAACTCCTGTTCCTTTCCATGTAGAAGTTCCAGAATCCCATAAAAACTCTATCTGTGTATTTACCATAGGATCATATACTTTTAAAAATCCATATGTTGGATCATAAGTTCTTATCTCTGCGAAACTATTTTTTATTCCAGTAGAATAAGAAACAATTCTTTCATCAGATGTTAATCCTAGTTTGTTATTTACATCAGCCATATAAGTATTTATTCAGTTAAAGTGTTTGATTTGGGTAACCAATCAGGAAAAGTTTCAAGCATTAATGCTCTACTAAATCCTGGTATCTTCTTACTTACTACTGACATAAGAAGTTTAGCTTCTGATACATGAACTGATCTAAGAATGTTTAAATAAACCTCTTCTCTTTTAGATTGTTTCATATCAGGCCCACCTTTTACAAGATATTGAAATTGCCTGTATGCTCTAATCAATCTATCGTCAGCTAAATCAACTGCTGGCACATCAGAAAACTGCACACCTTCTGGTAATGGTCCGTCAGGGATTAACCAAACTATTGCAGGATGATATGCTCCTTTGACTATATGTTCTAAATCTTTTCTATGACTGTATTGAGATAGAAATTCTACTTTGTCCTTTTTGGCCTTTAGTTTAGATGCTTCCGAAAAGATTTCGGCGACGCTTGCATCATTAGGCATTTTTGGTAATGGCATAATTAAATCACCTTTAGTATTATCATATTATTATTAACTCGACCTGTAACTTTACTGGCCTTAGAATTTATTTCATTCATAATCTTATTTAGTACAATTTTACCCCCGCCTAAAACACGGTCTAAGAAATATGTTGTCTTAGCTCCTAGTTTCTTGACAGCTGATGTATCTGTATCAAAATTCTTTATTGTAGTTCCCTTAACATCTAGTCCACCACGATCAATCGCCTGATAGTAGCACAGCTGATTTGTCTTTGCATTGAATAAGAACAGTATGTCTGCTCCAATGATTTTACTTGGTTCTATTGAACTTACTTTGTTCTCCAAATCTTCGTCTAAGAAATTAAGTTTTTTGACTTTATCTATTGCTGATATTTGTTTGGCCTTTCTTGGTTTTCTTACAGGCTTATGATTTTCAGCATAGCGTTCTGAATCAGTTTGTATTCTTATAAGGAAATTTATGAATGCCGTCTTTTCACTTTTATTCATAAAACCATAAGCTTCTTTTAATTGTTTAGATTTACCACTTACAGCCATTTTGACTTCATCTATTAATTCTTGATATTGTTCTGGTATCTTCTTAGCCATCATCGCAGATGCTTTATTTTCTGATAGATACTTATACATATCGAATGGTTCTATATCCCAAACATCAATAGCATAATCAACTTCTGCTAATAGTAATTGTACTTTGTTATTGATATTCTCTTGAACTGTTTTTCTTTTCTTCTTAATATCTGAATTCAATTCTTTCCCAAGATACATATTATAAACATTATGAGCTTTCTTATTCCACTTCCTTAATTCTGCATGTAGATATTTTTGATAATACTCGTTACCACTTTCACCTTCTTCTGCTTTCTTGGGTGTAGGAAATGTTAATCCTTTTTCTAAACCAGTTACTAAGTAAGCTAATTGAGGAGGCACACTCAACTTCTTAAATTTCTTAGCATTCACATAACCAAACTTATTAGCATACTTTGTCAATACTTCCATAGAAGTTCTTTTGTCCCACATATAATTATACCAATTGAAGTAGTCATGTATTGAATGATCTTCAAAATAATCTACATCAGGTTCTGGACCATAATGTATATCATCTAAAGATTTTCTTTCAGCTCTAGTCTTTCGAACAGGTTTTCTTTTCGTTTTTGTTATTTTTCTTTTCGCCATATTAATTTATTTATAAATCTGTTTTTTCTACCATAACTTTTTATCTTATGTAATTCTTCTTGAAGTTGAATATCGTTCAAACAACCCTTAACATCATACAGTCCCATATCAAAACCTTCGCCTTGTAACATCAGTCCAAATCTTAATGGAGCGATCTCCCAAAGGCCTTCTTTACCACCAGAAGATGTTTCTTTTCTACATATAACTGATGCACTCCAACCATTATCAAAATGATAATGTCTTTGAATTCCGTCAGGAAGCCATTCTGTTTCATCTGGTAAAATCATTTTCTTAAACATAATTTAGTCCTATGATAAATCCGTAAAGTAAAATTAATGTGGCCACTGCATTGAGTGATATAAGTGATTTATCTTTCCACATAATTCCTACTACCATCCAACCTATAGCTCCAATCAATGATACAATAATATCTATAAACATAAATTGTTGTGTTGTTCTGAGTGTCATCCCTGTTAATATAAAAACTGTGGCAATCCACTTTATATACCAATCTACTGGTTTATGTTTAAATTGATAATGTTCTGCTACTTCACCAGGTGGCAATATAGTTTTCTTGTCTTCTTTCATTTTCAAGTAATGTTATTATACATTAGTTTCATGGTATTGTCAAGCGAATTCATCTAAATTTGGGTTTGCCTTTATTCTTTCATTTGCGATAGTTACATATTTTTGTTCCATCTCACAACCAACAAACGGGTATCCCAATTCTTTACAAGCAACAAGTGTTGTTCCACTTCCTGTAAATGGGTCATACACCACTCCATCTTTTGGTGTTATCATTTTAATAATATATTTCATAACATCTATTGGTTTAACAGTTGGGTGGTCATTTTCAATTCTTCTATCGTGTGTTTTTTCCTTTACTGACGCCTTTACATTATAAAAAAATCTTGAAGCAGTTCCTTTGTCTGCATATGTGGTATTACCTAAGAATCTGCCACCGCCAAAAACACCACCTTTATATTGCCTACCTTGGTAATCTTCTGTTCCATAATTTCTTGACCAGTTGTTGCCTCGTTCACCATACTTTGCAAATTCATCTTCAATTTCATCACTACCATCATGTAAAATATTTCCTGGCCATCTGCCAGATGATAATCTACTCTCATCAATATTAATTGCACCCACACCATGCTCTTTAACATTTTCTACAATACTTTTTTCTGAACATGGTTTTTGAGCAAGTAAAATGGGCTCATAACAAGGTTTTAACCCTGTTCCCCAACCTTTCCATTTTGGTAATTTGTTACCTACATTACTACTTTTGGGCATACCCATTGAATGTAACCACAAGAGTTGGTCCCTAACATTTAATCCTGAATCTTCAACAGCACAAACCAATCTATGAAATGTTCTGGCGGCACCAAAGATTGCTAGATATCCGCCTGGTTTTAGATTGTCAGAAATATTTTTCCAAGTGTTCTTATCAAACGAAACACAATTATCATACTTGTCCCAATCATCATAATTAATACCATATGGTGGGTCTGTAACTATAGCATCAACTTGGTAATCTAATTTAAGTTGTACGGAATCAGAGCAATGTATTTTATTTATATGCACTGGCAATCTCTTCTATTTTTTTCTGTTGTTTTGTTTTTAGTAAAATGTGTCGGTCATATGCTTCTTTAAACATATCTGCCATTTTGAGAATTGTTTCTGATTTTGTAAGTCTTCTAGATTCATCATTAAAAGTATAGACTTCCTTAAACTTTAAATCTTTCAACATTAATTGACCGGGTCCATAATTAAAATTTGTGTAATCAAGATAATCATAAACATTGAATAAATGATATTCTGGTCCTTTTGCATCAATGCTTAAAATATAATATGAGTCTATTTTGCCAGACTCAAAATACTTGAATAATCTATGCATAGAACAAATATTAGGGTTTCCTTTTTTATCAAAACCAAACTTGATATTGATATAGTTTCCTTTATATTTAATATCTTCAATAGACCTGGTTTCTTCGGGTGTAGTAAAATTAGGATCAGCGGCTATTAATTTCTCTACTAACTTGGCTTCAAAAGGGCCATGAAATGAGTGCCCAACTTCTTTTATGCTGGGATTGAAATTAATTTCCATAAGAATACCAGGAATCAATTCTTTAACCAACTTCATAATATATTTTTTATCTTCACTCGAAATCATAATTTTAATCTTATAAATATAAGAGAGAGGAATCAGTACAGATAGGGAATTTCACTTGTTCAGTATATATCATTACAAAACCCAATTTTCCAAATACCACTCGGGACTCCTCTCAAAACTTTTAGTTACCCATTATTATCTTCTAAAATAATAAACTTAAATTGTGGTGAAGAAGGAAATTTCTTTTCTCTCGCTTCTTTCAACCATGAAACATATTCAGCATCATCTTCTTTATAGATGCCTTCTTCTTTATCCCAATGAACTCCAGCTCCAAACCATCCAAGCTTGTCAGCTTCAGCATGAGTTATGTGTCCATGTCCTTTGACTTCTTTCAAATTCTCAACTGAGATTTTATATCGTGTGCCATAAGCATCTTCAACATAAATTGTCTTTGTCAATGGTCCTGATCCATAATTGCTTTCGCCGTAATTCACTTTACCAACTTTTTCCACAATTGGTTCAAATGGTGTTGTGAAATAACCATGATCGAGTTTAGGCTTTTCACTACATTCTTTCAGATTTTGTTTTATTTCGTGTGCTATGTAATCTGTATATATTGCCATTACTTTTCTCCTGTTAATTTGTTATATTCTTGTTTTAGAAACTTTTCATTTTTCTTGTAATACGCATCTGCGTTTGGATATTCTTCTTCTCCATACAGAGATCGCTCTAAGCAATTCTCGTAAAACATTTTAGTAATAAAGTTTAAAAAATTTGTGTCTTTCATTAAAACAATCCTCCTGCATTTACTTCAACTTCTTTAAAAGTCCTTCCTGATTTAGAAAACGCTGTTAGCGGTTTCTTGAATTCGTAATACTCACCTGTTCCTGCAATGATGTAAGCTTTCAAAGCTCCTGCCTCATTGAGTATGTAAGTATGTGCTGGGACTGTAAAGTGATCTACCTTATCCCATTTAGTTGTTTCTTTAAGACCTATCATTAATAACCACCTGTTGTATGTTCATATGCTTCTGGACAATCAACTTCTCCACAAGGACAAATCCTTTTTAATATTTTAAAGATGTCACCTTTGTGAAAGTTGTTTCCTTTGTTATCCCATCTTTCTGGAATTCTACCAGTCTTTTCTACAAACTTGTGCACTGCTTCTATATCTTCTGGAACAACCATGTAGTAGGGGCTGAAATTTATGTGAACATCTTTACCTGTTTTTTCATCTTCAAAGAAGTGAAACCTTTTAATGTTATCTCCGAGATTTTCATCCCAGTAATGATATTTGCCTAGTGTTAATTCTGCGTTCATGCTGTTCCCTTTTTCATTTCGTAATGTGGCATTCCTGTTGAACCTGGAAGGTATTTTGGACCTGTCCAAGATATTTCGTAATTGTCGTTAAAGATATTACCTCTTGCTTTGTTAAGAGCTGGAGCGTTGTAACCTGCTCCTTTGAGAATATCTCCTTCTTTGAATTTTGTGTTCTTGAGATTGATGAAACCCCAAACAGATTTTTCACTTATCACTTTGAGATATTTGGTGCCTGGAAGATATCCAAGTCCGTTTTTGAATTTTTCAGTAAATTCTATTTTCACTTCTGTCCATTCTTTTTTTCCACCTGCCGTTGTGAACCTTTCGTAATCTTCTATGATCCTGTGTTCAAGCTCACCTAGAGCATTTAAGAATTCTGCGTCATATGGAAGTTCGTTTAGTTTGACTTCGTTCATTATGATACCTCCAACATTGTTAAGGGGCAATCCCAAAGAACTGCTTCACCTTGGTTATTTTTACATTTGACGATAGCGTTTTTGATTTTCATTTTAGTAATGATGCCTTCCATCTTTTTATTTCTTCTACCTGTGAAAGTAACTGAATCTCCTACAGCAAGAACAGCTTTTTTCTTCGCTGCCTCTATAGACCTGACGATTGAAGCTTGTGCTTTGATCGCATCGATAACTGCGTTGATTTCTTCGTTAGTTGTAATCTTTGCTATTTCTGTGAAAATGTTCATACTTTTTTTACCTCGTTAAATTTAGTGAAATTCAGTCTTAGATTGATTGGCCACATCAAAGGCGTCGAATCTAGAACTGTTATCAAACCAACTTTATCTATCGCACCTATCACGAATAGGTTTTTGATCCCATTTTTCAGGAAAGCTGGTGAAGCTCCGACTGATTTGGTTAATTTCTTGATAATTTTTTTAAGCTCTTTTTTCATTCTACATACATATTATAACAAAAGTGTTCCCGCGGTTTCAACTTTATTTTCATCTTCGAAAGTTTCATCATTATTAGTATTGTATCAAAAACGTACCTGCGGTTTCAA